CGGTCATAACCAGATTTTTCTGTCGGCCAGTAAAACGCAGGCGTATGTGTTCCGCGAATACATCATCGCCTTTGCCCGGCTGGTTGACGTTGACCTGACCGGTGACCCGATTGTCCTGGGCAATAACGGCGCAAAACTGATTTTTCTCGGCACCAACTCCAACACCGCGCAGAGCCATAACGGCGACCTGTACGTCGACGAGATTTTCTGGATCCCGAATTTTCAGGTACTGCGTAAGGTGGCATCAGGTATGGCCTCACAGAGTCACCTGCGTTCGACCTATTTCTCCACCCCGTCCACGCTGGCGCACGACGCCTACCCGTTCTGGTCAGGTGAACTGTTCAACCGGGGACGCGCCAGCGCCGCCGAACGCGTGGAAATCGACGTCAGTCATAACGCCCTTGCCGGTGGGCTTCTCTGTGCGGACGGCCAGTGGCGGCAGATTGTCACCATTGAGGACGCCCTGAAAGGTGGCTGCACGCTGTTCGACATTGAGCAGCTCAAACGTGAAAACAGCGCCGACGATTTTAAAAACCTGTTCATGTGTGAATTTGTTGACGACAAGGCGTCGGTGTTCCCGTTCGAGGAGCTGCAACGCTGCATGGTCGACACGCTGGAAGAATGGGAAGACTATGCGCCGTTTGCCGCCAATCCGTTCGGCTCCCGCCCGGTATGGATTGGTTACGACCCGTCACACCGTGGCGACAGCGCCGGATGCGTGGTGCTGGCACCGCCGGTGGTGGCCGGTGGCAAATTCAGAATACTTGAGCGTCACCAGTGGAAAGGCATGGACTTTGCCACTCAGGCGGAATCCATCCGCAAACTCACCGAAAAATATAACGTTGAATACATCGGTATTGATGCCACCGGCCTCGGTGTCGGCGTGTTCCAGCTCGTGCGCTCGTTCTATCCCGCCGCGCGCGATATCCGCTACACGCCGGAAATGAAAACTGCAATGGTGCTCAAGGCAAAAGACGTTATCCGCCGTGGCTGTCTGGAATATGACGTCAGCGCCACCGATATCACCAGCTCGTTCATGGCTATCCGCAAGACCATGACCAGCAGCGGACGCAGCGCCACCTATGAGGCCAGCCGCAGCGAGGAAGCCAGCCACGCCGACCTCGCCTGGGCGACCATGCACGCCCTGTTAAATGAGCCACTCACCGCCGGTATCAGCACTCCGCTGACATCCACCATTCTGGAGTTTTACTGATGAGCAAGAAAAAAGGGAAAACACCGCAACCTGCGGCAAAAAAAATGACTGCCAGCGCCCCGAAAATGGAGGCATTCACCTTTGGTGAGCCGGTGCCGGTGCTCGACCGCCGTGACATTCTGGATTACGTCGAATGCATCAGTAACGGCAGATGGTATGAGCCGCCGGTCAGCTTTACCGGTCTGGCAAAAAGCCTGCGTGCTGCCGTGCATCACAGCTCACCGATTTACGTCAAACGTAATATTCTGGCCTCGACATTTATCCCGCATCCATGGCTTTCCCAGCAGGATTTCAGCCGCTTTGTGCTGGATTTTCTGGTATTTGGTAATGCATTTCTGGAAAAGCGTTACAGCACCACCGGTAAGGTCATCAGACTGGAAACCTCACCGGCAAAATATACCCGCCGTGGTGTGGAAGAGGATATTTACTGGTGGGTGCCGTCCTTCAACGAGCCGACAGCCTTCGCGCCCGGCTCCGTGTTTCACCTGCTGGAGCCGGATATTAATCAGGAGCTGTACGGCCTGCCGGAATATCTCAGCGCCCTTAACTCTGCCTGGCTGAATGAGTCGGCCACGCTGTTCCGCCGCAAGTATTACGAAAATGGCGCACATGCCGGATACATCATGTACGTCACCGATGCCGTGCAGGATCGCAACGATATCGAAATGCTCCGCGAAAACATGGTTAAGTCGAAAGGCCGCAACAACTTTAAAAATCTGTTTCTCTATGCCCCACAGGGGAAAGCCGACGGCATTAAAATTATCCCCCTCAGTGAAGTGGCGACGAAGGACGATTTTTTTAATATCAAAAAAGCCAGCGCCGCTGACCTGCTGGACGCGCACCGCATCCCCTTTCAGTTGATGGGCGGCAAGCCGGAGAACGTCGGGTCGCTGGGTGATATAGAGAAAGTGGCAAAGGTCTTTGTCCGCAATGAGCTTATCCCGTTACAGGACAGGATCCGCGAGATAAACGGCTGGCTCGGTCAGGAGGTCATCCGCTTTAAAAACTACTCACTGGACACTGACAACGGCTGAACATCGCCGCCTGCGGGCGGCTTTTTTACACCCCGCCATCACGCCCTCACACGCTCACCACCGCACAAAACAGCCCGCATACACACCAACGCCCCGGCGAACAATCTAAACGCCATCACAACGCGCTCAGACGCTGAAAAAATAAAATCAGCACCACCGCCAGCGCGCAGTGCTTTCCCCGCCTCGCCCGCCCGCTTCATGGGTCGGTTTTAATGCAGTTGCATGACCACTCTAGGTTTCCGCCAGGTCTGCTTACTCTTAGCTATAACAAGGAAACCTAGTGCATGCAAAATCATGCATTAACTTGACGCATGATTTTAGTGATGGAATCAATCATCATGATGAGAGAACCTAGCATTTACTATTCTTGAGTGAAGATTGTTTGCAAATGATAAGTTGCTTAAAATAACACTAAACACACACTTTATTTGTAACCAGCACATAAAATAAACAAAGGTGATTCCAATCATTCTAATAAGATCAGAATACACCACTGAACTCGATAGCACAGAGCCTATTGATTTAAACAGATAAACAAACAAAATCGAAAGCATTACTACTGCTGAAGTAATTACAACGTAAATTAGCTTTTCAATTCGAGGTGCATCTTTCGTATTCTTTATGTAATCAACATCATCATTGACAATGCTTGCAATTGCATTCGGATATAAAAAACCAATCCATAATCCAACTATGGTAAAAATTGCAGCAGATATGTTTTGCAAAACACCCAGTATATCTTTTATATCACTATAGTTAACATAAGCTTTCAGCCAATAGGAGGCCACAGCAATTAGAAATAGAATTAACAAATTCCATTTCCATTGTATTATCAATGCCTTTAAATCCTTACTTGTTTGAGGTGACATTTATGCCTCCGCCGTTTTTAAAGATTTTTCTTCCACCTCTTCATTATAAAGGATTGTTTGGAGTAAATCATCACGAACAGCCTTTATTTCATGAAGGAGTTTTTCTGGAGAGAAATGCTCATCTCCGGTAGAATCGCTGACAATTAATGCAGTTCTCGCCATATATTTTTTTAACCATAATGGGCGAGATGAATCTTTAAGAACAAAGCCAACATCAACCCAGTCAACATCATCTACATTTCTATCCAATAGTTGTTTTATCTCCTCTTCCGAAGGAGCACCATCTACTCGAACCTCAATTTTTTTAGGTTTTGTAAACTTGGTTTGTTCTGTTCCCAAGAAATCCGATAGTACATTACTCACCAGACGTAATAACGGTTGCCGGGTATCCTCAACTTTTGCGACCGTAGTATCACGAATAATTGTCTGAACAATTTTATCTCGTACATCAAGAATATTCGTCCCTGGTTTATTAACCTTCGTCACTTCAGCCTTAAATTTAAAAACGCAATTACACTTGCGTCCATTTTCATCTACATGCTTGAAAATTGTTTTAGAAATAAGAATGTCATCTTCCGAACATGAAGAACGAGCTCTAGTAAATGAGGTAGTATCCTTTTCCCTACCAAAATCACCGTGATTTACTACAAAATTAAAAATATAATTGCTTAACCTCGGTGTATCTGCACCTGAATGAGGAAATATAATGGATGCAATCTTGTTATATTCAGGAATTATCCAATAATAACATGGCTCAACCCAAATATAGTCTTTTCCATTCGTTTCTGTCTTTACTGTATCATTTTCTGTAGCACCAACAGGTGCGTTTTTTTTAACAGCGTGCAAACGTCCCTTCGCGGAACCTAATGCGCGATACATTACCATCACCCGATCTTTTGTATCGGGATCGACAGCCACTCCTCGTGAGTAAGTTCTGGCTCTTAGCGGATGAGTTCCCGTATCCCACGGAATTGACTCCTCAACGCTTTTGTCATCAAGCCAAGCCTGCAACGCGTCAAAGATCTCATCAAGTGTTCCGAATTTATGCTCTAATTCTTCTGCGTTTTTCTTCAGTCTGTAAAAACCACAAGCCTTGATATCAAAGAACGTAACGATTCCAGTTTCCATCACTTTCCCTACGAAGCGGTAAAAAATCCCCAGAACAATAAGGGATCTATGCAAAAGGTTCAATGCTCAAGATTATCACCTAGTATGCTAACGCCTCCGCAGATGAGTTGTTCACCCCGCCAACCCTGAAAACAAGTTTCACGACTGGCGGCGCTCTCTATCGTCTGCGTGGTGGTGGCGCAACTCTGGACTGACCGATATAGTTAAACCGCCCGTAATTATCCCGGACTATTTCGGCACACCCGACTAGCTCATCGGGCGTCAGATTTTCGTTGACCATAATCTGCTGTAGACGGTGAACAATGGCCATCAGCTTGATATTTTTAGTTTTATGGTGCGGTATCTCGCCTGGTATTCTGTGCATTATCCAAGCCACCCATTTTGCTTTGCACGCTCCACCTGTTCATCTGAATAGTTCCATGCTCCATCCGTGGCAACCATTGCCCCGCCAGACATCCCCGTCTCTGGTTCATACATAACAGCAAGGCCGAGCTGATGCATAATTTCATGATTAATTCTGAATACCAGACCACGCTCACTAAGTTCTTTCCAGTTCACAATCTCATATGCGCCTGTATTAAGCAGCTCAATACTTAGCAAGACATAATCTACCAGCCAGTCTGACAGGTCAGTAACATCTGTTATCCGGGCTTCAACCTTTCGCCCCGTGTACACACCCTGCACCCATTCATGCAAAATCAACGTGTCCCCGCGCTCATAATTACGGTCATTTTTCCGAAACTCTGCGCGTTTCTTTCCTTCCAGCACAAGGTCGAAATATTTTGCGTGCAGCTTTACCTCGTGAATTTTTGCCATCATGTCCACTCCATTACTGTTGAGAATCCCGGCCACTCATCAGCGACCGGATACGTGAACTTTTTCCCGTCATAATTTACGGTTGCCCCACGCGCCAGCGCCTCAAGCTCCCATCGCTGCGGCCTGATACCGTTCTGAGCAAGGTCAACGCGGATACGGGTAATTTGCATTCGTTCCGACCGGGTCATTCTGGCCGATGGCGCTATTTCATGCGGTTTTAACGGGCTTCCGTTTCTTTGCTGACGACTTGGCGTTCTCCGACCGTGTTTTAATGCACCTCTGAGCGCCCTCACGACCTCCGGGTCACTCCATTCGATAACACCGTCATCAACCAGATTAAGCACTGCTGCGGCGTGCTCAGAAGGTGTGGGAGCCGGTAACGAAGTATCACCGCCGGTAAGCTTTCCACAGTTATTGACAGGACTCCGAGGCGCGGCGATGCCGCTTTTTAAAGTCAAAGGCTCAACGACCGGAACTTTCGGCACAATGCGCCAGTCCGTGGTTCTGGTGATATGAATATGACGCGCGCCGAGATGCGGTGCGTAAATGCCGACCACTCTCTCGACTTCTTCCTCGTACTCGTTAACGTCATCCGACGGGCTACGGGCGACTCTGACAGTCTGACAATCGCGCGGAACATTTGCCCCACCCTGCGCGCTGATATACAACGCAAAATCACCACTGTCTGCGGCGGCGCGTGCAGCCTCGACGCGCTCGTCAAACTCATCAGCAATGCTGACGCCGCGAGGCAATTTGCGTAATTCACGGTAAGCCCCCATTGTCGGCAGACCAACCGTTTTAAATTGCGGAATGCGCCACGTTGACGCCCATGCGGTAACAGCCGCTGCAGTGTCTTTCAGCGGCCTGCCGGTGTCGTTATCGAGCTGACCATCCAGTGCATAGCCGTCGATGTTTTTTGAAATGTATTTCGCGATATATCCCGCAGCACCGCCCCGGTTAAGGTGTTTTGCCTGAAAACGGTTTCGCGCGGCTCCTCTTTCGTCGCCATCCTCTTTGAGCGCATAGCGACGCATGATTTCGATAATCTGGTTACGCTGGCGTGGATGACAAAAAAGCATCATATGCCAGTGCGGCGTTCCGTCGTGGTGTGGCTCGACGACTCGCAAACCGTAGACCTGTAAATCATTATCCTTGAATGCCGTGCGCATCAGGCTCCAGATACGGCAGAGATAACGCTGCGC